TCTCTATTCCCGATGTCTAGTTATAACAACGATGCTGCGTGTGTTGAGGGTCGCATTGAGAAACCCCGGAATAATATCATAGTCCCACAGGTTTACAATGCAATTGCGAAAGATTTTGTGGCGTTATTGTTGCAGAACAAACGCCATATTGGTGCACCTTTATCTATTGATGAAGTGATGCGCCGTCAAAATTTGCCTCGACAACGAGCTCGTACAGCACAAGTAGCACATACATTATCAGAAGATACGAATGTGTCAGCTAAATCGTTTCAAAAGACCGAACCTTATGCTAGCATAAATGACCCAAGGAATATAACAACTATGAATACTGAATACACATTAGTAATGTCTTCTTATTCATTGGCTTTTAAAGAAAATGTTCTCAAACACCATGCCTGGTTTTCATCAGGTCAAACACCAGTGCAGATTGAAACCCGTTTAGGGCAGATTAGCACCGATGGCGTGATTTTGACTGACTATAGCCGTTTTGACGGATCAGTCAATTTGTGGATGCAACAAAGCTTAGGAATGCGTCCAACTGCGACCTGGTTATCACAAGAGTATAAGTCAACTTTTACAACTCTTGCAAAGAAAGAATTATCTATAAAACAGGTTTTTACTCAGAATAATTATAGATATGATCCGGGACATGGTGTAAAGTCTGGAAGGCCACAGACGACTGATTGGAACACGTGTATAAATGCATTTATACCGTTTGCCTCGTTAGTTAAAATGGGATATACAATAGAGACGGCTTGGGAAGCACTTGGTTTATATTGTGGAGATGATGGAGTAACACCTTACGTACAGGGCCTTGATGAACAAATGAAAAAGGTCTGTAACGATTTAGGTTTGACGGTTGAAATGGAGGTTAGATCCCCTATACAACCGTTGCCCTATTGTGGTCGTTATTTTGATGTTGCTGATCCAACAAATGTTGTTAGCATTTGTGATCCAGCTAGAACATTGAGTAAAATCCATCTCACTGCTAACGCATCTGTCACCAAAGAGCAAGCACTAATAAATAAATGTGCTGGCTATATGGTGACTGATCCTCATACCCCAGTTGTAAGCGATTTCTGCCATGTGATGTTGCAGAAATACGGAAACGTTACAAAGGGATTATTGAATGAAGAGTTATATAAACTAAACAATCCATATACTCAAAACCAG